AGTTCGTTTTCTAGTATTGTCATTATTTTTTGCCTTTCTTTTTTGTTATTACGCTTTGTAATGTTTTTGCTTGTTTTGTGTGTGCTTTTACTGCTTTGCCTAAACCTTTAATTACTTTTTTAATTTTTTTCTTTGCTTGTGGTTTCATTTCTTTTTACTAATCATTCCTTTGATACCTGGTACCGCCCTAACCCCCAGAGAAACGGAGCAGGCTAAATATAATAAATGGGTATAATACTCCGGTAAAGTTGAGAGAATTTCAAACCCACGTTCTATGTGTGGTTGCATGAAAGGCAAGAAGCTACAAATTGCAGGAATCATTAGGGCTAGTAAAACAAATTCGTCTTTCCAGCTCCCCTTCATTTGGTCTACAGCCGAAGCCTCCCACGCCACTTTCCCAGCGATTTGCTGTTCTTTCAAACTCTTCTGTGCTTGAATCTCAGTAAGTTTTAATTCTGATTTTGCTTTTTTAGTTGCAACAAAACCTTTTACTGTATCGCCTATAATTGAAGTGAGAGGTCCGACTAGTAGATTAAACATTTTTAAATTCCTTTTATTACTATATATAGAACAACAACGGCAACAGCTAAAACAATAACTTTGCCTTTTTTATTTAAGTTTGTCCACTTAGATAATATTTTATCTTTCCACATCATGTTAAGCTCCTTTTGTGTGGAGGATTATAGCAACTATCTTGTATTATACAAGGTTCCAATACCTTCTGACATTGGACCGCTTTTAGGTGCTACTGTTCCACCGTATGCAAGATAATTCCTGCTTTTAAAATAATCAACAATATCTTGTTGTGAATATAGGTTACCACCACCTGCTGATTGAAATGCTTTTAATAACTGAAAATACTTAGGATCTAAATTTGCAAAAGGATTATTTGGATCAAAGGGAGGCGGATCATTTGATTGACTACTTGGTGGATCATAATCATTACCACCTTCTCCACCTTGAAAATTTGGAAAAACAGAGGCTACAGGAGTAGTTATTTCTTCGTCAATAGGTAACGCTTTTAAATCTCGTTCTAAAAATCTTGTCATAAAAGCCTCACCTGTTGCATCCTCCGCACTAGAATAAATATCTTTTTCTTCTTCTTTTTCTTCTTCTTCTTTTATTGGAAATAAAAAATTTTTTCCTTTTCCATATAAGTCTTTCATTAGGTTAAAAGCCATTGAACCAGGTATTGCAGCTTTCGCCACAAGAGAACCTAATCCTTCTCTGTTAACCATTTCTGGAATATTGCTAGAAGGATCTGTGTATTGTAAACTGTTATAACCTGTTAGGGCTCTTCCTATATCACCACCAAGTTGTCCTAAGCTAGGAGCCGTTGCGTTTAGATTAGGAAGTTGTTTTGATAAAATAGTTCGACCTTGATCATCTTTGATTCCAGTCTTATTAAAATTAACTCTTTGTATTCCATCAGGTCCTGTAAAAACACTAGCACCTTGATTTAAGGCATTATTAATAGCAGACAAGTTTTTAACATAGTTTTCTACATCAGCAGGTCTTCGATACTTAGATCCAACTTCTCCAATGTTTTGTCCAATGTCTTTGAAAGAAGAACCTTGATTATCACCAGTAGCTCTGTTTATATTTCGAATTGCATTTTGTATTTGTTCTGCTTGTTTTTGTTCAACACCAGCAAGACCTGTATTACCTGCCATGGCCATAGACTGACCCGGTCCCATTCCGAAGTTACCTCTTTTACCTTGTTGCTGTGATGTTTTAGGTTTACTTCCCATTTTATAATAATCCTTGTTCTATTAACCGTGCTAAAATAATACTTGATAAACCACCTATTCCTCCTGGTGAGAAGCTATTTCCACCAGGGGCTGGAGGTGCTTCTCTTTCAACTTCAAATAATCCAGGCTTAACTCTCCCAAGTTCTTCAAATATTCCAGGAAGTGATGTTCCAGGACCAGGAAGTGATGTTCCAGGAGGTGCTTTGGGTAAATTAATTTTAGGCATCTCTGTTAGTTCAAATGGATTAGTGTTAGGTAAATTGTTAAACTCCGCACCAGGAACTCCTGTGTTTGGAAGTTGAGGTACTGACATAGAAGGAGGTTGATTTAAATTTTCTTGAAACTTTGAAAAAAAATCAACTGCATCTGGACGAATATTTTTAATAGCCTCTGAAGGAGGTAATGCAAAACTTTTCATTCCAGGACTACTTCTATCAGGAAGACCTAAAAACTCAGAAGCTATCCTTACTGTTTCAGGAGTTAAAGTATCTCCTCTTAATCTTTCAGCCTTATTTATAACTAAATTTGCAGCAGGTCTTGATAAACCTGATATGGATCCAGGACCTACAGCAGCTCCTGTTCTTGCTCTTGATTCTCCTGGTGATACTCCTGATCCTACTCTACTGCCCATCTACATCTACCATTGTCATTTTTTGAATACCTGATTTTGCCAAACTAACACCTGCTCGAAGTTTTTGATGTTCATCACTCTGTTCTAATTTATCTTCGGCAAGTTGTCTATTAGAAATTAATCTTAATCTATCTAATTCAGATTTTTCTTCCCCTTCTTTTTCTTTTCTAGCTTCTTCTTTTGCTTTTAAATCTACTTCTCTAGCTTTTAGTTTGATAAGAGGGTCTTTGTTCATGTCATCTGCAATTTTCTTTTCTTCTTGCATAAAATCTTTAGTCATATCTGCAATTAATACTGCTTTTCTAGCTTCAATAGTCACTTGTATACGTTGTAATTCAGGATTTTGCGCCATTTGTTGTGACATTTGTGGGTTTTGTTGCATTTGCATCTGCATTTGTTGTAATTTCATTAAATCTTCTGCAAATTCTATTTGAATTTGCTCTTGTGCCATCAAACTTATATGTTCGAGCACGTTTTTAAACACTAAAGAAGAAATTAACGGATTATTTTTGACCATATTTGTTGCCATAAAGTTTAAGTGAGCGTCAATGTGAGATCTATGGTCTTGTTTTGGAAAAGCTTGAAAACTTTTTTGACTCATAGCCTGTATATGTTCCATACTTGGATCCATTGGTGTAGGTTTTGCAGGGGGTGGTAGTATAGCATTTATATCTTTAATACCTAAAGCAGAATACATGTTGTGATACGCTTGATAAAGGTTGTGTAGTTTAGGATTAGACATTGCCATTTGCAGTTCCGTTTGAGCTATAGATATACGCTGCGTTTGGGAGAAAATATTCGGATCCGCAATTGGCAAGATGTCTACTCTATCATCAAAGTCTGTTTGTTTGATGTTGCGTTGTCCACCGACAACATCGTAAGGGTACTCAGGAGGAAGATACAAACTAAAGACTTTAGATAATAAACTGAATTCTTGTTTTAAACTTGAATAGAGTCTCTTGTGAATAGCTGACATCACACGAGATCCACGTTCTAATAATGCTACTGTCGTTCCTACGGCAGCGCCTTGATTACCATCACCCACTTGCGTGTCTGCAATGCTAGCGAAACGCTGACCAGCAGCTACGACTGTACTCATTAAAGTAAGTAAAGTTTGTGAAGGTTCTTTAAAGGGTAATGGCATAAAAGAATCTCTTAAGTTTCCTCCGGGCGCATCAACATCTCTAAACTCACCAGGTTGTAGTGGCTGTGCATCATCTCTCACTCGAATACCACGCATCTTAAATCCTGCAGGTAAGTTCGATAAAGTTCCAGCGTCTAGTAATTGTCTTAGTGCTGCTGTAGCAGTTCGAGACAATCCACCGATCATATGAATTAAACCAAAGCCATAAAAACCTAAACCCGGTAAAAATTTAAAATGCACAAAGTAATCAACTTTCTTTTTTAAAACATCTCCTTGTGCAAAATTTCTTCTAATAGATAAAACTTCATTTGTACCTTCTTCGATTGTGACGATGTAAGGTAACTTAATTCCTGTAGGTTCCTCACTTTGAGGATTCATATCTTCAAAACCTTCTAGGTCTAGGTTTACATGACACTCTAAAAGAGTATACATGTCCTCATTTTGACCACTTGCTTTAACTCCTTCGAGTTCTCTTTCTTTACTTTTTAAGTCTGAACTTCCTCCATCATAACCTGTTGAAAGTTCTATATCTCTATAAAAACCATTGACTTGCTGCTTGCGTAAATCATTCTCTGAAATCTTTACAACATGAATAACTGTGTCTGCTTCGTCTAAACTTGTTGCTGAGTAAGGTACGACTAAATCATCTGCAGGAATAAATTTTGATACAGCTCTATTTAATAATTGATCATAGTAAACTTTTTTAAAAGTAGATCCTGCAAGAGGTAAGTAAAATAACATTTGATCAAAGTCTGCTTCATACTCTTTCATGACATGCATGATCTGATAGTTCATAAATTCTTTCACACGTTCCGCTTGATCTTTTCTTGCCATGTCATCTTTACCGACAACCTGTGTTCTCACAGGTCCATTTGACGGTAGTAATTCTTTATAAGCAAGTGATTGAAATTGTGTTACGGCCTCTGCTAAAACAGGATGAGTCGCTCCACTTGCACCACGAAACGGTTCACTTTTGTTTTCGTATTTAAATCCTAATAAATCTAAACCATCGGTGTAAGCTTTTTCCCACTCCGATCTTGATGATTTGTAATCTTCAAACTTAGAAGAAAGTTCCGACCCAATTGGATCTAAAATTGCATCAGGTAAAACTTCTGCTAAATTAGAAAAGTGTTCTCCGGCATCCATGGGTTCTGTGGCATTCGGATCAAAATTAATTTCTGCTCCACCATCTTCCATTTCTGTGATGTCAACAGGACCTGTATCTTTTTTTGTTTCTTCTACAAAAACTTCTTGATCTTCTTCCTCAAGATTTAAATTTTCATTTGGTAATGCTTTATCTATTTCAGCCATTAGTAATACGTCCTTTGTTGGTGAGGTAAGGGTTCATCTTCTTGGTCGTCTGGGTGTTCAATAAATCCTCCCTGTCTAAATCTCATGACAGCTTGAGTTGTGCTGTCTACTAAATCGTCATGGTCGCCATAAGGAAACGAAGCACATTCCTCTATAACTTCATCTGCAAATTTTTTATCTGGTGCCCACACTTGTCCTGCTTCAAAGATAGGAGCTACAGAATTCACCCTTGTATGTTTATCATTTCCTTTACTAGGTGTAAAGTTTAAAACCGGTATTCCCATTTTTCGTAATTCATATGTCAAAGGCAGTCCTGATGCCTTAGCTTCCACGATCACCGTTTCAGGTTTCCAATAATCATATTGATCTTTAGCCACTCTTCTGAGTTCCGGGAACTCAAATCTATCTTTCACACAATCTAACAAAATCAAGTTTGGTCCGCTGTCCTCGGTCGGATAAAAGACTCCCCACGTTGTAATAGCTGAATAGTCTGCTGTTTGTTTCTTCATAAAAGCTGTATCATAACTTTGTATCACATGATGTAGAGCAGGAAGTTCTTCTCCTTCATAGACCCTCCACCATTCTCGTTTAATGATAGACCCCTCTTCTGCCGTGGGATTTTGTTGATACTGAGCATTCCATTTGCTCACGGACAGCGAAGCTTTGACCGTTTGTAATTCATCCAACTTCCAATACTCTGGCCATACAGGTTTATTGCTTGGTAGGATTGCTGGAAATTCTATAATCTCCCATTGATCTGCTTTAGGATCACTTTGAGCTTTGAGCAGCATTCCTGTTAAATCTTTTGTGTTCCATCTCGTCATCACCAAAATAATTCTACCACCCGGTTGTAAACGCTGACGAGGACCAGAGGTATACCATTCCCAAGTTCTCTCAAAGGAATTCATGTTCATCGCATCTTGCTCCGAGTGAGGGTCATCAATAATAAATAGATCCGCACCACGACCTGTCACAGCACCACCCACACCTGTCGCAAAATATTCACCCCCTTGATTCGTTTCCCAACGACCTGCAGCTTTAGAATCTTCTTGTAATTTTGTGGGAAAAATTTTTCTATACTCGTCTGTATCAATTAAATGTTTTGCTTTACGACCAAAGCGAACAGCGAGCTCTGAATTAAAAGTTGCTTGGATTATTTTTAACTTAGGGTTTCTACCGATCATCCAAGCGGGGAGCAGGAACGATGCAAATTCTGATTTTGTATGTCGAGGTGCCATATTGATAATCAATCTTTTTATCTTGCCCGCGGCCACTTGATTAAACTTATCAGCCATGATTTTGTGGTGGGACCCCTCTATGAAATCAGGCCAAACATATTTTACGAAAGACATAAAATCAGTAGAGACAGCTTTTTCTTTTTTCTTCTCTTCCAATCTTATTGCATACTTCATGAAGTCTTTCTTGGCATCAATAGGTAGCTTTCTTAGATCTATATCTTTTAACATTTAAAAACGAAAAAAATTTTATAAAAATTTTTTCAATAAGTATTTCAGGTGATGTTATCTTCAAATCCGACTATATACAAGTACATTAGGATCCCTACATATACAAAAAGGGGGGTAGGGGTGCCAATAAACAAATGTAGTTTGAAACATGGTTTGGTACCTCTATCCGATCTCGCCCCAGCGGGGCGAGAAGCAGAAGGCGGTGGTGGGGGTGGGTGGGCCCAGAGGTCTCAAGCCACTATATCTAGTAGGTGTTGCAAAAATGCAACACAAGATGCAGTAGGTACAAGATGCAGTATGCCTGGAAATCCAGAAATGGTATCTATAATATATTATCCCATAAAAACCCATTATAAAGCCCATACAGATACCACGGAGCATGAAGCGTGATAGATTGCTAAACTAAAATAATGCATCTTTTTTGATTATTTATCCCATAAATTGTGGTATATTTTTAGTCATGAGAAAGAAAACAACAAAAGATTTTATAAACCATAAAATGAATGATGATGTCTACAAATTAAGAAGACAAGTCATTGACATGATTTATGAAATCAAAAATGTATATTCTGATATTCCTAGAATAGATGTTAGAATAGGTAAATCTAAAACTTGTGGTGTTTTGGGTGTTGCTAGACTTAATGACAATATTATTTGGATAGATGATCAATCCTATAAGAATGATGATTATTTAAGAAATGTTGTTTATCATGAGATCCTTCATGCAATTTATGGAATAGATCATGATGAGAAATGTCCTTTAATGTGTAGTACATTAAAAGAAGTAATAAGCAAAAACGAATGTTTAAAAACATTCGGTGACTATTATAGAAAGAGAGAAAAATAATGGAAGACTTAAACACAATTTGCATTGTGATCACTTCGGTGGTCGCATTGCTTTTCGTTTGTACTATTATCAACGAACTTTTTGGAGGTAAATAACATGAATGTATTTTCAGCATTTGACGGAATGTCTTGTGGTCGTATTGCATTAGATAAGGTAGGGCTGACCGTGGATAATTATTTTAGTTCCGAGATCAAAGATTATGCAATCAAGGTCGCAAATAATAATTATCCTCAAGATCAAAAAAATAGATTAGGTGATATCACTACCATTAAAGGTAGTGATCTCCCTACGATAGATTTGTTTATAGGTGGTTCACCTTGCCAAGATTTTTCAGGTGCTAATAAAAATAGATTAGGTGTTGAAGGTTCCAAGAGTAGATTATTTTATGAGTGGTTAAGATTAAAGAATGAAGTGAAACCAAAATATTTCTTATTAGAAAATGTAGTAATGAAAAAAGATCATCAAGATATTATTTCTAAAGAATTAGGTTGTGAACCTATTAAAATTAATTCAAGTTATTTTTCACCTCAAAACAGAAATAGATTATATTGGACTAATATTCCTCTTTATTATGTTAAACCAAAACCTAAAACTTTAAATAATATTTTAGAATATGGTTGGTGGAATGATAAATATAAAAGAAAAGAAAAAGGTAAAGCTGAAAAGGATAAAGCAAGATGTTTGCTTGAGAGTGATAGTCGTCCATTATCCACACCCGTTAAAATGTTTCATAGATATTTTACAACAGGATTTACGACTTTAATTTTTAAAAGTGAAAAGCATTATTTAGATTGTGCTAATCATTATACTGAAAATTTTAAACACATGAACGCTGAACAAATAAATAAACATATTAAAAATAGTAATATCGATTTATCTATTTATGAAGGTGTTAGATATCTGACACCACAAGAAAGAGAAGATTGTCAAACAGTTCCAAGAGGGTACACCAAAGGATTAACGAATAATCAAGTTGCTTGTATTCTTGGAGATGGTTGGACGATAGATGTGATTGCCCACATCTTCAACGGACTAAAAGAAAAGGATTATGCTACCGTATCAAGTATTAAAAAGAATAATCCTAAATTATATAACGCTTATATAGAAAGAGAGAAAGCAAATGACTGAACTAAAATTGGTTAATGAATTCCAAGAGAGGATTATGAAAAATCCTAACGGTGGAGGGGAATATCAATTCTATGGTATTCCAAACGATGAAGAGGGTAATTTATTTATTAAGTTAGCGAGAAAGTATCTTAATAGAAAACTGTATAAGACTGTAAAATATGGGAGGTCAAACGGTTCTTACTATCACAATGCTGATAAAGACAAGGTGGACTCTTTTGTGCTTTACATAAAAGATAAACCTAAGAAATTTCAAATTACTTATAAAACAAAACCTTCCTTTGTTACTCAGATTATGGAATTTGAAAGCATGGAAGAAGCCACAAGGTGGGTCGAGAGGGTATCTTATAAGGATGAGGACCCCAAAGAAAACGCATACAGGATCACGGAGATTGAATAAGAATAAAAAGCAAGCGCCCGTTAGGGCGCTTGCTTCATTCTGGATTTCAGATCAACAAGCCCAAACCTGGGTTAAAAAAAATAATAAATTCCGGTCCGTGAATTTATTGCTAAGACATAGGCCACGAGCTATCAGAGCTCAAGGCTGAAAAAAAAATAAAAAACAATCCACAAGCCACAAGCAGCAAGCTGCACGAACCAGGGGAACCGGGGGTGGTGGGGGCGGGTGGGCCCAGAAGGCGCAAGCACCGGGAATCTTTTAGCCCTCCCTCCCAACCCTTACTATTATAACATTTATTATGGGAAAGTAAAGTATAAAATGGGATAATATAATATTAACTGTGGATAAGTTTTTCTTGAATTTCTGGCCAATTGTCAGCTAGTGCCCGAACCGGTTCACCTTGTGATAGAGCAAGGACCGAGGACCCTGGATAAAGTTTATAGCTCAAAGGATCGAGGGTCTTGGCTATGATGTAAGAATTTCTAAAGTGTTTAATATGGAACGATATTTGATGAGGTGAAAAGCGTATTTTCTTACTAACTATTACTTTTAATTCTACAGTAAAAAAACCTTTATTGTCAGTATAACCAAGAAGATCAGGAACACCCAAAGAAGCCCAACTTTCTAACCTAGTCCAGGATATTAAAGGCGTTTTTCTTTTCAATTCTTGCCATAATTTAGACTCAGGTTTCAAAGTAAATTCACCATAGAATTATATATATAATCTATTAATATTTATTTGTCTATTATGGGATTATGTGATATAAAATAGACAGAAAGCGAGAAAGTTAAAATGAAAGTATTATATAAAATAGTAAAAACAACTAAATCAAAAACAAGTAATGACTATATATGGATGAGCCATTATTTTGAAAGTGAAACCTATAGCTCAATTGAAGAAGCGCAAAAGGTGGCCGACTTAGAAAACCAAACGGCAAAAATTAAAAATAAATATGAAGATAGACCGAGTTTTTATCAGCCTATCGAATTTAAACTTGAGGCGTTTTAGATGTATTTAGAGTTTAAAAAATCAAAGAAAATTTTGAATATTGATAATAATGCTAAGACTGTAAAAGGCCAAAATTTTGGATATATGACAGCCATTTTTTACGGTGCGTCTGGTTCACAATCTGGATTTAATGTCTGTTCTCAAGCAAGTCCAGGATGCTTAAAATCTTGTTTATATAGTGCAGGGCATGGCGCATTTAATAACGTACAGCAAGGTCGAATAAACAAAACCAGGTGGTATATTCAAGAGAGAGAAAGCTTTTTAATTCAACTTAGAAAAGAAATAAAAGCTTTTTTAATTAAAGCTGAGAATAAAAAATTAATCCCTTGCGTAAGATTGAACGGAACTTCAGATATATTTTGGGAAACTACAGGAATATTTGAAGAATTTCCAAGCGTACAATTTTACGATTATACCAAGGTTTATAAAAGAATTTTAAAACATGTGAATGGCCAAATGCCGTCCAATTATCATCTAACTTACAGCCTAACGGAGGATAATAAAGACGAAGCTATGAACGTTTTAAAACTTGGTGGCAATATTGCTGCCGTTTTTAGATCTAATCTACCTAAAACTTTTAAGGGGTTTAAGGTTATAAATGCAGACGAGAGCGATTTAAGATTTTTAGACGGTAATAATATCATTGCCGGATTAAAAGCAAAAGGAAAAGCAAAAACGGATTATTCTGGATTTGTCTTAGAAAGTGAGGAATAAATGAAAAAGAAAAAAATAGATATTCAAGATATATTAGACGTTGCCAATATATTACAGCGTGATCAATTAACAGTTAGAGATTTATTAGAGGTTATGCAAATAAAAACAAAACGAGCTATACCTTCAAATATGACTGATGATGATTTAAATTATTGGTGGTCATCAAGTAAAGGCGTTAATATTCCAATCCTAGATATGGATTTAAACTATATGATAAATGCCTTTTCAAAATCTTTAAATTGGCGTGAAGTATACAAAGAACAAAATAAACTAAGCACAAAAGAAGTTATAGCAAGCGTCAAAAGTTTTGTTGAGCACTTAGAAAGCGTCAATGATAGATAAAAAAATAATAGAAGAGCTCCGGGCTGCTAATGTGGCCCGGTATACCCTGGAAATTTTTGAAAATAACGAGAGTATTGAATCTATAACCTATAAGGCACAAGCCCCAAGCAGCAAGCAAGAAGTCTCAAGCAACAAGCAAGAAGTCTCAAGCACAACACATCCAGATTTATTACCCAATCATGGACCTGAGTATTATACATCAAGGTTCAGGCGTAAAAAAGTATTGAAAAAATAAAATTTACTTGTTATTACTTCCCATATGGGATTACCAAAATTATTAACAGAACAACAAAAGAAATTTTCTGAGTTATTAGTATTTAATGAAGGTCGCATGTCACCTACAGAATGTGCGTATGAGGCAGGATATGCAGAGGGCTCATGCCATGTAAGAGCATCAGAACTAAGAAATGCAAATAAATTTCCATTGGTTGTTAGATACATAAATAACCTTAGATCTGAAATGCAAAAGAAATATGAGATTACTTATGAGAAACATATAACAGAATTAGCAAGGATCAGGCAAGAAGCTATTGAAGCAAAATCTTGGTCTGCTGCCGTTAATGCAGAGGTCGCAAGAGGTAAAGCTGCTGGATTATATATAGAACAAAAGATAATCAAGCATGGTAAATTAGAAGATCTTACAGAAAAAGAACTAGAACAAAGAATGCAAACTATTATAGAAGAAAATAAAGTACTTCTTCAAGACGGAGACTTTGAAGATATGAAAGATAAAGTTAAAAAACCTAGAACTCTCAAGCTAGTAGAGCCTTTAGAAGAAGCTACAGATTAGATATTTCTTCTTGTTGTGTTAGGGAAACGACCGTCTGTTTTAAAGCTTGTATAAGCAAACAACCAATCACTACCATACTCAGCCTTACAAAATTCTTTTATTCCGTCTGGTTCTTTCTTAGTATTAAATATATTTAATAGATATTCTTTCGATTTATTAGTTAAGTTAAACATAATCAAATGTTTATTTGAATTTAAAAAATTAAAAAGTGTTAGATTAACACAACAGATATGTCTACTTTAAATTTAAGTGCTCTATTCTTAAAACAACACCCAAAGGAATTACTTGAGATCTACCAAATAAATCATCTTGATCGAAATCATCTTTGTCTGCTGATATTGTTATTGTATTATTATCTTTCTTAATTAAATATCCTAGTGAAGATATTTGACAAGGTTTACTTTCTAATAGCTCCTCTTTAGTTTGCCATGTAGATAGACTACACTCATTAGTATCTAACCAAACTACTCTAACTATATCCATTTTTATCCTTCAAGGCACTCACATTCATCTATATCAAGCTTACATAGAGGGCAAGTATCTTCCATATTTTTACTATAAGGAATATTAAACCCCCTTCAAGTTTAAATATAAAAATAAAAAATTAGATTGCCATACGGCTAATGAGTTTGAGATTTACCAGTGCTTACCACTACTCTGGTAAGCCTTTTTGACTGTTTTAACCTTATTTATCAACCATTCTAGCCATTTACCACCATTACCGCACCCTACCCTAGTAAAAATATTTTTTTACACATAGGGGGTCTAATATTCCTTATAGGTATTCTTCTAATAATCCGGCCTCGACACACGTAAATTGAAGCTTTACGTCAATTAAATCAAGCATTTCTCCACGAACCACGCTGAAATATTGGTTACAATCTTCATAACTATCGTGAATAACCTCTGAAGCCATGCGTACACACTTCTGTTCAACGCCTTGACCTATGCAAATCCACCCTACTAAAAAAAATTTTAACAATTAATTTCTGGGAGGATATAAAATGGCCTTGTCTATCATACCACCACCCGCTTTTTTCATACTACTCATAGCATTGGTATAGATAGTTTTGACTTCTTGATCAGTCATAGCCATTAAGGACTTGAGATCTTGCTCTGATAAACCTTGCGCTAATAGATTAATCTCTTTAATCATATCAGTTTTACTTAGTTCCATGGTATTTATCTAGTCTCCTTAAAAATTCGTGCTTATAATATCTTAATTTCTCACCCTCTACAATAAATTCTTGGTAGTAGCTATCAACACTACACATCATAACAACACCTTTGTTGATCTGAGTACCATAAACATAGTCATGAGCCATAGCGTAAGCAGCTAACTGTAGAAAATAATCCTCGATCCACTCTTCTCGCTTCGGTTTGTTTGTTTGTTTGAAATCCATAATAGCGTCTTGGCCCTCGTGTATTCCCACTAAATCAGCAGAACCTGCGTAAAGACCGGGATAATGCATGACAGCCTCAATACCATAAACAGAATCTACCTTCGATAAACCTTTTCTAATAATAATATCAGCCATAACTCCTGCTCTTTTTCCGATAGAGCTCAAGTCCACATGTTTATTACCTTTGATATATTCTTCTAGAATATGATGCATTACACTACCTCTAGTGGAGGCAGAGTTCTTAATTTTCTCTGCTTCTTGTTCCCCTACTCTCTTCTTCCATTCCTTTAAAAAAGTTTTATCTTTCGTCTCACCTAGTATTGTTGTAACACTCGGAAGTTTTTCTTCACCCACAGCGTAATGCCTATGACCTAAGATAGCTTCTCGAATAGTTTTTGGATAGATGAATTTACTGTTTATCGCAATCGACATATTTTAATCTTACTCCCATTTCTTTCTGTTTCTTATTTAGTAATCTATTAATCCGACTTCCTTTTCTTTTCCCGGTCGTTCGAATAGAATTACATTTAGAGTCTATTAACTGACATCTCCCCTGGTCATCAACAACAACTAAATCAAAGGGACATTGAGGGTCAACCGATAAGGCAACCCAATATCCCTTTTTCATGTATTCAATAGCCACGGTCAACTCACCTAGAGCTCCCTTTGCGGATTTTTTAACCACGACCTTTTTCTCTTTGTTTAACTGACCAAACAATATATTCCCTTAATTCTTTTTTCGCAGCTGGAGTATATCGTAGTTCTGCGTAACTTCTTATCTTTTTTTCTAGTCTAATTACACGTTGAACAATGTCTAAAAATAAATTGTCTTTTTCTTTTTGACTTAATTTAGTCCAAACCTTTAATATTTTCTCTTCTTCTGCACTTAGATTTTCTTTTTTAAGTTGTGGCATTCTATTCTCCCATACTCGGTCCGTGAGGAATTTTTTCCCACCATTTATCGTCTTGTGTCTTTGGATCAATAAGAGGTATCTTTGTCCAATTATATCTTTCTTTTAATATCTTAATAATGTGATCGTATTTATATTTCATTCGTTACTCTCTTTCTATTTTCATTTGAAGAAATAATTCAATTAATAAAATTGAAGCTTTTAAATTTTTAACACGTTTATTTTTACAATAATTAAGAAGATCTTTTATTGACTTTATTACTTCCTCTTCTTCTAACCATATTAATTTTTTTCTATCTACTAAAGTAGTCATTCTTTACTCTCTTTCTGTCTGGATGATTGATTGATATTGAATTTACTGTTGGTAAATTATCTAACGTCTCATTAATCTCTTTTCTTTTCTCTGCCCTAACTTCAATTCCTGCAATAATCCATTTTTGAATTTCTTCAATTATGTTTTCAGGATTATCTTTTTGTAGGTATTCGATCTTTTTTTGTAGCCATTTAACTGTATCGTCTTGAGCTTTTAACTTAACTAAAATATTTTTTAATTTATGACGCTTAATAGCTAAATCTGTTTTACTTATCATTAGTTTATGGTCCTATCGTCAATGTCTTCGTCTTCATAACCATGATCTTTTAGAAGTTTGAGTAAACGTTTTACTTCTTCGAGACTAGCCATGAGAAGTTCTTCCACTTTATCTCTTGGCATTTTACTTGTTATCTCTTTAAGTTTTTTTAGGTCTAATAGTTTTTCCATTGTTCTTCTTTCTCTGTAGTACAGTTATTTCTTTTCCTTCTAAAAGTTCTTTTGTAGCTTTACAAAAATCCTTATTTTTAATTTTTAGTTTTGTTCCACCAGGTAATTCTATTTCATTAGATTCTTCAATGGTCCAATCTCTAAATGCGTGTGGTTTCTTTTCCATTATTTTTCCTTTCTTCTATCTTTTTTAATTCTTCAGAACTAACTTCACCTTCACTAAGACAAAACTCACATTGAAAAAAATTATTCCAATTGCTGTCTACTAATAAAAATCCATTACCCATACATACAGGGCAAATATTTTTATCGTCCTGAGAGTTTGCCATTAAGTTTTTTTGCTTTCTCGTTTGCTAACAGTTCTATTGTTTTCGATATACTAAGTTGAGTATTGTCTAATAAAGACTTACTAATTTTATTTAGCATATTATGTGTATCTATGTGAACTGATACTGATTTGTATTTATTTGTGTTCGGCATTTTTATTTCTCCTATTATATGGGATTTTATACCATGCCAAGAAGGTATTGACAAGAAAATAATTGTGAATAAGATAATAAATCTTCACCTTTATGCTCATCTGAGCTTTATTCTGAAGCCAGGTGAGCAGCTAATCTTCTAGTTCTACGTCTATTTCTAATTCTTCTTCTTTTTCTTTAAGTTTTTTAACTATTTTTTGAGCTTCTTTTTCTAATTCTTCAGGTTGATCTATAAATTGAAATAAAATTTTACCATTAATCATTTGTTCATATTGTGAATGACAATGAAAACATTTATAAACTAATTTATCTCTGATATCTTGTTTAACTAAGGGTGTGTATTCAGAGCAAGTGTGACAAATTCCTAACACTACAATCATTTATCTTTGATATCATAAAAATAATCTCTTTGATATACATTTAAATCTTTAATGGTTTTTATGTTAGAATCATTATCACATAATGTATTATACATAGATTTATTGTTTATCCATTCTTTGCCATTCCAAAATTCAAACCCTTTATATTTAGATTTGTATTTACTAGTTGTTTCATAACCATAAGACAAGTAATAATTTTTATATTTGTTTTTGATAGACCAATCAATTTCATAAAGTGTTGCGTATGTTCCTAATCCTAGTTTTGGATTTTCATAATCCCATGCAAATTGTCCTGATAGAACATGCTTGTTATCAAAAACTTTAAACTCTGTAAAAGCAACAGGAGTATCTTTGTAAGAGTAAATAAAATATTTCCAATCTATATAATCTTTCTTTTCAAATACTTCACTGTCATTTTCAAAACCTTTTTCATAAAAGTTTCTATACTTAATATATTTTTTATATATTGTTGAGAGTAAATCATAATCAAAACTATTTAATATTTTAACTTTAATATCTTTTTTACGAAGAACATACTTTTGTTTTTTACTAAACTCTACTTTATCTAAAACTAATCTTGTGTTCCTAGCATTTATCCAAGTTAAGTTTTTTAATTCTGTGTAATACCATGATAAAGGAATCCATCCGTTTTCAAAAGCATATTCATATTCGTTATTTTCGAACTCTGCTAGAGCTAGAGAGTAAATTAAATCGTAGTTCGTTAGCTTTCCTGTGATGTGGTCAAAGAATAATTTCACTCAGGACGTTCAAACTGAGTCATGTATGAATCATCAGTTGTCGTATCTTCTTCTCTAGTATTTTCTACTGTATAAAAATTTTGGTCTATCTTATATCCTGGATTTTTTGTTAATCTTTCTTCCATGAAAGCATCGTCATACCAAATAGTTCTATTGTTGGGGTATGCAAAAAAGTTACCATCATCCATTCTAAACATATGAGCACATTTGTGTTCAGGGTCTTCACTAAAGTTTGTATCTAACATACCTGCTTTATTTTCCCATGCCCAATCTATAGTAAACATATAGGTGCCTTTTCTTTTAACACCTTTATAGTCTACAAGTTCTGCTCTACAGTTTGCTAATCTATTTCTTCTTTGTACATCAACATAAGGTGAGAAACAATCCCAGTATTGATGTATATTTAAATTATGTTTAGGTGCATCTTTCTTCCAACAGAAAGCATGAATAGGTCTTCTTGTCCAGTTTACTCCATTAGGTAGTAAACATTCAAATAATAAGGCTCTTCTCTCTAAACTATTTACTGTATGCACATCAGTAAACGTATATTCACCATGACCCTTTTCGTGGTCGAATAAATATTCATTTCTAATGTAGGCACTAAAGGGTGGTAGGTTATGATTTAGATATGACATTTATTTTATTTCTCCCCAATTTTTTCCTTTCTCGTAGTCTACCTTATTGGGTACTTGTAGGTCAACTGCTGCTTCCATAATTTCAATAATTTTTGACGCTTGCTCTGGATTTTGTACTGATATATCTAACTCATCATGTACCTGTATGTGAGGCACAATACCCTCTTTATATAAAGCTAACATAGAAGTCTTTGTCATGTCTGCTGCACTACCTTGAATTAATTTATTTAATGCTTTGTATGTAAACGCTCTTTTAATCCCCGGTCCGTATTCCCTTAATGCTTGTGCGTGTGGTAGAGATTTATGTACACCAAAAGTTGTAGGTTCCCATAGATCAAAGTGACATACACGACCTCCAATTGTTCTTATGCGCCCACTATCTTGAGCTCTTCTCGATACACTATCCATAAGTTGTTTAACAAAAGGAGCATTCTCATGATATTTTTTTATAAGTTTTTCGGCAGCTTCAACTTGTAATCCAAGTTCAGCCATGAGTTTATTTTTACCCATACCATACATTAAACCTAAGTTAATTGTCTTAGCTTGTTTTCTTTCAATGTTAGCCATATCAGCTACAGCTTGATGAAAGTCTGCGTCTGCATTTTTATAACTCTCTATGATAGTATCAACCGATCTAAAATTATCTAAGCTTGCGTAGTGTACTAATATTCTTGGTTCTTGTTGTGAGTAATCAAAGCAACCCCAATCACATTTTTCTTCTGGAATAAAGATAGATCGAATCATCGGTCCAAGATCCTTGTTCCTTGCTGGGACTTGTTGTAAGTTTGGATTACTGTAACTAAATCTTCCTGTTACTGTACCACCTTGATCGGAACGTATTTGATTGATGTCAGCATGAATTCTACCTCGATGTTCATATCTAATAATTGTATCTATAAATGTCGTATGAGCCTTATTAAGTTCTCTTGCTTGTGTAATACTTTTGGCCAAAGGATGAGGATGAGTTGCTAGAAAGTTTTTTGTAAAGCTAGGATTACCTTTATCTGTTTTGTCATAAGGTAGTTTTACTTTATCAAATGCTTTTGCACAGCTTGCTGCTGCCCATATTTCTACATCAAACCCTACTTGTTTTTTAATATTTTGTAGTGCTATTTTTTCTTTTTTAATTAATTCTTCTTTTATGTCTGATGCTCTTTGCATATTAACACGAACACCTTTAAATTTCATATCAATCAAACAAGGAAACAAATCTGTTTCCAATGTAAAGACAGTCCAAAGATCTTGTGATGTAAGTTCTTGTTGTAATCGTTGCCAAAGTTTCAGTGTAAGTTCTGCATCTTTTTCTGCATAAGTTCCTACTTCCATGGCAGGTAATCTCCACATATCTTTCTTAGGATCTATGTTCCAATCTCTAGCTGCATCTTTTAAATTTGTTTCATTCTTACCAAACCCTACATACTCTTTACCCATAGAATCTAATGTGTAACTAAATCTATTTTCATTAATTAAGGACCCAGCAATCATTGTATCAATGATACGACCATTGATATTTAAACCCATGGCCTTTATCCAAGTCACATCATACATAGCGTTATGAAATATTTTGTTAGCGTTAGTGTTAAGAATATCCTGGAACCAATCTAAAACTATTCTTTTATCTAAGTTACCACCACCCTCATGAGCAATAGGATAATACCCAGACCAACCGTCTACAGCCACAGCAATACCAACAACAAATCCTTTACCTGTAATAGCACCGGATCCAAGTATTGTTAAACTAGGATCACATGTTTCTAAATCAATAGCTATTTCTTTAGCGTCAGATAAATCTTTTAATTCAGTTGGAGGTAACCATTCTGTTTGAGGTTTAAACAATAAAGGTATTTGCATATTACTTATTATTCTTTTCTAATTCTTTTTTCCAATGTTGGTAGTTAGCTTCTGATATATCTTTTACCAAATGTGGTAACCATGCAACATCTATCTCGGTCGGTTTTCCAACTTCGATATTCTTATATTCGTCCCTAGTTATACTATAATATAATTTACCGTCTTGATACATAATTCTCATAGTTTATATTCTACTCCTATTACAAACCCTAAGTTTCCTGTGGTTTCATAAGCAGGTGATATAAACCAATAATTCTTTTTTAATCTAATCATCGGAGCTATATCCAAACCTGAATAACCTGTAACTAATCCTATTTCTAAATCACTGTTATAAAAATTAAATTTTTTTCCTGTGTAAATACTAATATTACTTTCACTATTATAATAAGCACCAAAAATATTATCATCTAAAGTACAACGTGCATGAGGATGTATGCTGTTATAATTATTTTCTAATCCTACATGTAAAGACATAGCAATTAAAAAAGATAAACAACTCATAATATATATGCCTTCTCATAATTTCTTGGATCTACAATATGTAATTCTTTTCTTGGTCTAGTCACTGCAACATAAAACAATCTATGAAAGTCGTCTGGATTTTTTTCTTTATGTTTTACAGCTTTGATAGTTAAGTCCGACATAATTAAAACATTGTCAGCTTCACCACCTTTGGCTCCATGTATTGTTGATAATAATATTCTAGGTGTTCTATTTATTTTTTCACCATTAGCTCTCATGTTTCTAATATAATTTTCTGTGACAGGATCTAATTTATCAAAAGCTTCAAACCAAACATTGTCAACTTGTAGGCCGTGATCTTTCATACAATCTTTCAAACTATATTTTTTATCACTCAACAAAGTTTTAGCGTCTCTATATCCCGGCATAATATTCTCACCTAAATAAGCGTACATATTTTTTATCTCTAAGTGATTGAATTCACTACCTTTTCTCCATGCTTCCCAATTACTAATGGCAAGTAAAAGTCCTATGTCTACAGAATTTTTATTCTTATGTTGATAGTACCAACCTTGTAATTCACACAGCTCTTTAACATCACTTAAAAAATGATGTGCTGTAGATAAAACCAACCATTCACCTTGAGACATATCTACTTGAGTTACATCAGAATAATATTTTAAAATACCTTGTTCTTCTTTTGACTTATATGATTTATCAAATCTATTTTCTACATTCTTAATTATTCTTTGTGACAGTTCATGTATAGGTCCACCAGGTATTCTGTAAGATTGTTTTAATGTTTTAATTTCATCTACTTCATCTTTTAATGCAATGAAGTGATCTATGTCAGCCCCTGCCCATTTAAATATTGCTTGATCATCATCTCCTGCAATATAAGTTTTCTCTGATTTTTGCCATATGCTTTGAACCATTTTCCATTGTAGTCTATTTAAATCTTGAGCCTCATCTATAAACAAAACTTTAAACGGTGGTGTGTTACCTTGTTCAATAAAATCTTCTATGAGATCTGTAAAATCTTTCATGCCATTTTCTTTTTTATATTTTTTTAATTCTTGATCTAACAAGATCAGCGTTCCTCGCTCCACGTCTGTAAGATGTTGATTCATGTCGTATTCTTCTTCCAAAGAAATACCTTTAATCCTTGCTCGTTCTATAATTTTTAATTCTTCACAATCAGAATTAAAGATACCGTCATCTTCTGAATAAGATGTACCTTTAATAATCAAACCATTTTTCTTACCAAACTCTAAGTAATCTCTATTACTCATCATTTGTTCTTTACTTGTACCTAGTAATCTAAATGCAAAAGAATGAAGAGTTCTAAAAAATTTTAAATCTTCTTTAGGGTCTAAATTAAATTTGTTTGAAGCTCTAGAGATAGCCTCATTAACAGCCTTCTTTGTAAAAGAAAAATATCCTATTTGTTTTGGTCGAACACCTTGTTGTATAAACTGATCAACTAAATCTAATAAAGTAGTTGTCTTTCCTGTACCGGGGGGACCAAGGATAATTGTTTTCATTAGTAATTCGTTTCTTTGTAAGGCCTATCACTAACACTTGGTTTAATAATTTTTAAAGATTTAATTTTAGTTATTCTAGGATTAGTACCTTTGATACTAAGACTTCTTACTTCACCCTCGTAACAAGATAATTCCATCATTAAATTTCCTGTCTTTGTTTTATCAAGTTCCCAATTGTTTTTCTTTGACCAATTATAAAAGTCATCCATTTTAAAATAAGTATAACCCTCATCGGTCCACGGTGTTTTATTCAGTATGTCTTCTTTTGTTCTTGCTTGTGCCCTGTTTACTGTAAACTCATACAATAAATTTTCTAATTGATTGACAGCACTTAAGGATTCCATAGGTTCTATTTCTTGAATAGACTTCATTAATTCTTTTAAAAGACTTCTCCAATCATTTGATTTAGGTATAGGTACAATCAAACTAGCTTGAGACATACATGCTATAGAAAACATGTGAGCACTATGTAATTGTTCTGTAGTAAATTTTAATCTCTTTCCTTCTACATTTAAAAACCATTGTGGAGGATCTGAAGTAATCTTTGTTAAATCATTTAACGGTGGCATTTCTTCTTCATCAAAACCTACACCAAATTTTTTAAGTCTACATAAACCAGAATTACAAACAGAATTAATAGGCGCTTGTTTACACCTATACTTATCATAACCTTTTTTACCTATTGATTTAAGAAGTTGTTGAACTTCACTAGATCTTAAAGGTGGACTCATGTAATTTATATTAGCGTCTTCAACTAAATCTTCCCACTTATCTGGTTCAGCCTGTTTGTAAAACATAGCTATGTTAAATAAAGCATTGTTTCTACCACCCTCACCAAACCCATCGTTAGCTAATTTATTTAAACAAGGTGGTCCGTCTTTGAAGACTTCTTCTTGTTTTGGTTTTTCAACTTTGATTTCATCAATACCAATTTCTTCTTGAACATAAATATCATAGAGCTCAAAAAATTCTTCAAGTGTAGCAGCGGTGCCATTATCGTTAAAAGCATATCTTAATCCCTTCATGTGATTGTGGTAAGGTAGATTTAAAAAGTTTCCTGTATCACCACGTTCTACAAGAACCTCTGTTTGTTTAGGAAAGATTTCACAATCCATGTAACCTAGTAGTTCAGCTATTTGTTTTAATTTAGATTGCATGAGAGCTGCTGAGATAAATGTATTACAAAATAAAAATATATGTGCTCCCCCGGACTTTGATCTAAATAATATTAAAGGTAAGTTATTCTTTCTAATAGTTTCAATTATTTTTTTATGGTCTAGGTTGTATTTGTCTACATCAATACAACCCCATTTACATTTGTTCTCTTCATTAATAGGTATAATACCTAGCGCAGGATCTTTACCGTCTAAATGATCTTGCCACAAATCATCTGTTACTTGTTTTCTTTTTATAAAAGCTTTACCGTCTTGTTTGTTACCGTTAGTAGCTTGTTCACCAATAACATATTGACCGTAGGCACTTTGCATGCCTTGAAATATTTCTTTAAATCTCATGCTATTATCCAAAAAAATAAAAGTATAGGTCCCCAAAACCATACAGTCCAAATTTGAAACTCGTATTTAAAAAAAATCTTTCTAAGTTTATTTCTCATCGTCTATATTTTCTACTGTTATTCTCCATATTGTTGGTGTGTAAGTTGCTTCAATAGTTCTACCTTTATTATCCTTAGTTACATTCCAAGCTTTGTATTTATCTTTTTCATCTAAATCTATTAGTTCGTCTGGATATAATGGTGCTTTGTTTTCTCTAATTAGTTTCCCTTTATAAAATCTTTTTATTCTATACATAAATGTTCCTTGCAAAAAAAAGGGGGCCGAAGCCCCCTAATATATTAATAGTTAGCTGCTGACTTAGCTTTGTCTTCTTCTTCACCATGACTTGTTTGAACATCACCTTTAGCAATACTTTCTTTAAAAGTTTTTGCTTGAGCATATAGTTCTTTATCTTGAACAGGACCTACTTTAGAAATACTCCAACCAAACCAAGTTCCCTTGTCATTTGATTGTGGCACTGTTTTGAGATTGTAAACATGACTATAAGGTTGTGGTGTAAAATGTCCGTTAGCACCTTTTAACTTTATAGTGTTCATCATAGAGTTCCATGTTCTACTAGTTTTTAGTTGTGTAGATTTCATGGTAATTAAAGCAGTTTCACTTGAACCATCGTCTTTTACTATAGTTACAAAGTATGACGCAGTGTTTTCAATGTAATTACCACTTGGCAATCTATCCTTATAAGTAGCATCTCTTTTGGCTGTACTTACAACCGGACTACTAACAGGATGTATTGCTACAGGTGCTGCTGTACCTTCACCTCTATCGGTCCACTCAACAAATTCTCTTTTGTAGTAACAAGGTATTAAGTTAATACCCTTTTCACCATCGTAGAGTTCACTTGTTACAGTGTTGTAGATCATACCAGGTTCGGCACCGTCTACATATTTTGAGTCACGTTTATTACACTGTGGTGATAATTGACCCAATATTCTTAAGAAGGGTAGAGCATAGTCATCGGATGACATATTCTCAAATCCTCCTTTAGCATCCTCTTCGAAAAGAGAAGCAGGTACTACTTCCGTCTTGCTTTTTTCAGCTATCTTTGTTTTCGTTTCGTCATTCATTTTTCGTTCTCCTATTATTTCCGACTGATTTTAGTTTGATCTTTAACATATGTATGAAAAAGATCAGAGGGCATGTCGAGGCCGGCCTCAACACGCTCTCTATATAGTGCTCTCAAAGTAGAACTCTCAACCTTACTAGATTGAGAAGGTTCCAAACCTTGATCCACTGCAGAGCCAAAGAAATCCTTAGCTCTGTTATCCTCACCTTTACCGAAATCTACACTAACACTGTTTTTAACAATATCACCTAGATCGTTTTGGCGAAGCCATTGATAGCATGCTTCCCTTTTATTTACGTCTTTGGGTAGGGTGCAGCTAAATACTTTTCTGATTTCAATCATTGATCCATCAGATAATTTTATAGATGTAATACCTTGCTCTGCAAGTATATCTGGAATTATTTCAGAACTTAAATTATCGTGTTGTTCTTTTAATTTCTTAATTAACTTTTCTTGTTTATCAATCTCGTTTTCTAAAGATTGAAGTTTATAACACTGTTGAGATAATATATCTAAATCAGTTTTTTCAATTATCTCTTGTTGGTCTTCTTCAAAGTTAATTGTATTGTTGTCGTTCATTTTGTACCTCTGTATTCTTTCTATTAGGTTATTAGTCTATGGCTATGTTATCATCTTTCTGATACAAATCAATTGATAAGGGATAATATTTATATTCTCTTTTATCCCACTTCAATAAATTAAACATACCGTTAGTTGTTTCGCTGACTATGGCTGTGGATAATCCAATAATTGCCGGGTCACCTAAACATAGAATATAATCTTGCTTTCTAAAATCTCTTAAGTTTTTTCTCATCTTAAAAATAAAAGGTGAGGAACTAAAAACTATTTGAGATAACATAGGTAAGCAAATAACTAGTTGACCGAAATCACCAGCGCTTAATATATTCATATTAGTTGGTGGATGCTGTAAAACATACACAAACTTTTGTTCAGGTTCATTCTTTAACGTATCTAAGAATTTTCCTAAACTATCTTTTTTGTATAATTCAAATACTTCTTTTCTCATTTGTTTTCTTTCTTGACATAAATATAATTATTCCTATATAAATTACAAGTAAGAAAGAAGATAAAAGTTATGATAGAACACTATAAGTTTAAGACTAAGCCATATAGTCACCAATTAGATGCATTACAAGCATCTTGGAATAAAAAAACATTTGCTCTTTTTATGGAAATGGGCACCGGTAAATCTAAAGTATTAGTAGATAACATATCTATTTTATACGACAAGGGTGGTATTAAAACTGCTTTGATTGTAGCTCCTAAAGGTGTCTATAAAAATTGGCACGACATAGAAATACCAGTTCATTTAGCTGAACACGTTGAAAATACAATGGTTTTATGGGAAGCAAACATCACTAAGAGAAAACAAAATGAGTTAGATACTTTATTTGAAAACGATGGCAAATTAAAAATATTGATTATGAATGTAGAATCTTTTTCTACATTAAAAGGTGTTGCTTTTGCAGAAAAATTTCTAAATAATACTGTAGGACCTAGCCTAATAGGAATTGATGAGTCTACGACAATCAAAAATCCCACAGCTAAGCGAACAAAAAACATTTTAAAAATAGGGGAGTTAGCGAAATACCGTAGAATCTTAACAGGGTCTCCAGTTACCAAGTCACCACTTGACTTGTATTCTCAATGTAAATTTCTAGATGAGTATCATCTAGGTTATGGTTCTTATTATTCTTTTAGATCTCGATACGCCAATATGATTGAAAGAAATTTTGGTGGACGTAGAGTTCAATTGATATCTAGTTATAGAAGACTAGATGAACTAACAGGTATTATAGATAAATTTTCTTATCGAGTTCTTAAAAAAGATTGTCTTGACTTACCAGAAAAAACTTACACTAAAAGAATTGTAGATTTGACTGATGAACAAATCAAAATGTATACAATGATGAAACAAACGGCCTTGGCAGAGTCTAAAGGTAAAATTACAAGTACTACAAATGCCATGACACAATTAATGAGAATGCAGCAAATAGTTTGTGGCCATGTGAAGATGGATGATGGGTCCATGGTTGAGGTAAAAAGTAATCGTATTAATGAATTGATGTCAGTTTTAGAAGAAGTGGACGGAAAAGCGATTATTTGGGCAAATTACATCTATGATATAGAAAAGATAGTTGAAGCCTTAAAAAAAACCTACGGAGAGGACTCTACAGTAGCATACTATGGTGCAATTGATACAAACACACGTCAAAAAAACATTGCTTTGTATCAGTCTGAAAACAGCCCTACAAGGTTTTTTGTTGGAAACACTCAAACCGGGGGCTATGGAATCACTTTAACTGCTGCAAACACAGTAATCTATTATTCTAACAATTATGACTTAGAAAAAAGACTACAATCAGAAGATAGAGCTCACAGAATTGGTCAAAAGAATGTTGTAACCTATGTAGACTTAATAACAGAAAAAACTGTAGATGAAAAAATAGTAAAAGCTTTACGAAATAAAATTAGTATAGCTAATGA